TGGAAACACTCTGAGGGTGAAATTCAGCCAAGTCAGCGCCGCCCATGCCAAGAGGAGTCTCGTCTTGAAGAGTAAGCTCGATTTGACCATGACGAAGAACGTCAACATCGCTTTCGCCAGTCGTGGGAATAGGAAGAGCAGCCTGACCAGAATCAACTCTTGTAGCATCAGTTTGCCCGATTGAAGGGTTGAAAAGACCAGAGCTAACTCCAGTGTAGAAAACAAGGTTATTTGCTTCAAAACTAACGTCCGCTCTTGGAATGTCACCGACACTAAGTTCGACGGCGTAATCAGAGATGAACGCATTACCAAGACCAACAACATCGTGTTCTGTGCGGTCTTCCCAAGACTCAACAGCGAAAGCGTCTTTACCTTCTGCTACTGTGCAAACAAAGACATTACGCTCTTTGTGCGCGTCTGATTCTGTCAAGAAGCCAGAAATACCTTGAACGTTACCAACGAAGTTGCCAGTAAGAGATTCTTTGATTTCGAAACCAAGGTGATGCTCATTTTCTCCATCAGTCAAAAGATAGCCAACGGAAGCAGTAGCATTAAGATCAGAATCAACAAGTGTTCCAATTCTTGCAAGTTTACCGAATTCACGGATATCTTGTCTAGAACCAGCAATGTCCACTTCAAATGAAAGGTTATCAATTCTGTGTAGTTGAGTCGCTTCTACGCCAGAAGGTTTAGCACCATCAGATGATGCTAGAAGACCAGTTTGTGTGACGTAAACAGCTTTACTTTGTGAAAGAACGCGAGATCGTGCCATAATATTTTAAAATTAGTTCTACCGACAATTACACGAATTTTAGACTCTAGGGTATCGGTAAGTAGACAAATCAAAGTCCAAAAAGCCAATATAAATATTTTTTTCTACTTTTTCTGAATTAAATGAGTTCTTTGTTTTTGAAGACTTTACCTCCTTAACATAAGTTTTGCCAGAAAGACTTGAAATGTGGTCCTCGTAACAGTAAGGATAATCCTTAATTGAATAGAAATGACCAAATGGTGAGTTTTCAAAAGGCACATGAGTAATACACCTTTCGTTCGTGTCAGAGAACAGTCCCACAATACCATCTAACAAATAATTATCTGTAGCTAATATAGTTACTCTAATTCTTGTAATTGATTCATCCTGTCCACCAAAAGTAAAATCTTCATTTTCATTATTAATCAAACGGATAAAGCAAGCTGGTAAAATATAGGTTTTTTCGTCTAGCTTGCTGTCTTTAGAGAAAAGATATGTTTCCGTTAAATCGGATGCATCTACAAAATCACTGGCAACAAGTAGCTGTTCCTCGTCATCGCTAGAGACATAAGTATTTACTTCCTTAATAGTATTGTTTGCTGTGATATTAAGACCAGTTCCACTAGCGGCAGGGACAATAACCCTTCCTCCATTATAATCTATATAAATATCAGAGCTATCTCCTGATACAAAAGATCCATCAATAAATATTCCAGAATTGGGCTGATCTACACAGTAATCAGCAACAAGCTGTCTAAACTGCCCCTGATAACCTAAGTGAGAATTAGGAACATCTGGAAAGTCCACATACTTAAAGGTATTGCTTTGATTTGTTTTGTAAGCCTTAGATTTATCGCTAAGAAGCTCCCTTTCAAACCAAAGATAAAAAGAATTAAGTAAATTGTGGGCAAATTGGGTTTTCATTTTGAAAGTCGCTTGTAAAAATTATTTAGCATTTTAGAAATATAACTTGTATTTTTAAATCTACCACCTTTTGATCCAGTTACTTGAATAGCGGTTCCCGAACGAGAAGACTTTACATTAGAACCTTTAAATATATATCTTCCTAAACCAGATATACCCTTTTCTATGCCATCTAACCAACTCCTTCCAATACTCCAAGGAATAGGGCTAACTTCTTCTAATTCTTGTTTGGTGGCTGCATCAACTTCCACTTTAAAATTACCAAAACTAGCTTTTGAAACTTTAGATTTTATTGGCCTTGCTAATCTTGCCTTTACGGGTGCAGTTGGATTATCGCCTCTGTTAAAACCGATAAAAGAAAAAAGATTCCCTTTGCCGTCTAATGTTCCAGACGAGTTAGAGGCATTCGGACCAGCATCAATCTCTTTCGTCACGGGGTGATTTTCGTATTCTTTTACAAGATCATCCTGAGACTTTTTAATTTTTTTGTCTACTTCTGTTTTTACAATATTCGACGTAACCTTTAGATTTCTACCTACACTGAGTTCTCCTAAAAGTTTTCTTTTATCAATATGGACAGTTGTTTTAGCCATCACGTTTTAAATAAATCTTCCAATATGGATTATTGAAAGGGCCAATAGCTTCTGCGTCTGACACTAGAGAGTATCTTTCATCATCTACTTCTATTACTGAAGCATTCTTTATTAATTCTTTTGCGTCGTAATTTACCTTGATACGAACTACATTTTCCGAAGAGCCAGCACCAATGTCTTCGATAAACTCATTATCTTTTTGACTATCATAAAAAACTCTAGCTTCTACCGTATGCTTGGTCAGCTTTTTGTCTTTTGCTGTCTTTGCTTGGTTGAAAGACCTCCCATAGATAGGATTGAATTGAGTATCTGAAAAATCAACAGAAGTGACTTCTTCCACATAAACAAATATATTTTTTTTGAAAGTGTCGTGAACATCGTCCAAGAGACTTTCAATCGCGCTTTTTTCGCTGTCGCTAAATATTGATGCCATTAGTGATCGTGATTAAAACAGTTGTATTCAGTGTCTGCAAGCCCTTCTGCGCTATCAACTCCTATTGGTGAGGACTTCTGCATATTATATTGAAACAAAAGGTCTTCAAGATTACCGCGAGCAGCAGCAGCAAACTCTGAGAAAGTTCTAGAAATTTGATGCTTACTTACCTTCTGAATTGTAGTGTCGCCCTCTTTGACCATAGTAACGCTATCTGCGTTACCTTCCAACCATACAATGCCTCTGAGAGCTTCTCTGGCGGCTCTTTCGTAGTATTCTTCTTCGTATAAGGATTTAAAAATATCCTTTTCTACTGGCATAAGACCGCTAGGCCCAATTGCTCCAGTATCATCAATAAAGAAATCTTCGTGAGTTAAACCATTAAGCTCACCAATATGTGTTTCTAACCAGCCAGAAACAAAGGATACAGGAAACCTTCCTGTATCGTCTGGAAAAGAGTATGTAACGATGTCTTCTGCAAGAGATTGTAAATCATTCATATCTCTTACAGTTACACTTTTTAAGTAGTTCAGAGAAGGTGTTTAATTTTTTTATACTCTTCACTGCTAGGGTCAATATCGTTACTTGGAGTGCCTTGAATCATTCTAGACTTAGAAATGAAATCATCAAAATTGTCTATGAGGCGCTCTGTAAGTTGAGTGTTGTTCTTGACAGGAGTAACTCCAACCCTGATAGCGAGTTGATGCTTTTCGTCCAAATCCATTTCATCCAACCTCTCAATAAACGTAGCTTTGCTCAAAGTCTGATAAGGATTCATCTTACCCATATCAAGCAATTGTTCCAACTCTGACTGACTTCTTTCCTTCGGCTGTTTTGTCTCACGATCTTTGCCATCTGAAAAGTCAAATTCGTCTTGTTTTTCCATACCTTATTATATTATTTTTAATGATTGATTTAAAGCAAAAAAGCACGACCCGATTAACGAGTCGTGCTTTTTCTTAATTAAACAGGCTCTTATTAAGCACCTGTGAGGACGATACCCGAAAGACGGCGGTCTTCCGTAACGATACGACCTTCTTCAATCTTACCATACCATCCGGTCTTGTTCTGACGAACTGCGAACTGGTCATCCGATTCAACAGTAACCTCAGTGGACGAACCCTCTTCCGTAACGGTGGGGCGAATAAGTCCAGTGTTTCCACGATCAACACCAATGATGATTTCATCTTTAGCGTTATTGAAAGTGACAGGAGATCCAGCAGCGGTATTAACAGCATCGAAGATTTCGTTGTAACGCTGGTTAACACCAAGCTCAAGAATTTCGATGATTCCGATACCGAAAAGGGAAGGAAGACCACCTTGGCCCATGAGCGCCTCACGCATTGCGTCAGTAGCGTCAGTTCCGTGACCCTGATTTTCGCTAACAGGATTGTAAGCGATGCTTCGGATGCTCTCAACTGCCTCTGGAGACATGATGAGGTCAGAAACGCCAACCATAGAACCACCAACAGGAGTTCCGCTGGAGTAGTTGCTCCAGATACGCTTAGAGCGAGTAACAAGAGCGTTGAAGTCAGCAAGCTGGAGGCGATCATCAGCAAGAGTGCTGATAACGTGATTTCCAGCAGCAGCACTACCACCAACTTTAGTGTCAGCAGCAACAAGTGCGCCGAGAAGCTGGTTTACAGAAGTCTTCTCTTGCTTGAGAAGGAATTCCTGTGCCATGCGAGTGAAGACAGCGGAAACAACGTCAACGCGAGCCTTACGAGCATACTTCTTGTCAAAGCTCCAAGCGGAGTCAAGAGAGTAGGTTTTGAATTTCAGTTCATCCTGTGCAGGGAACATCTCGTTAGAGCTAAGTCCTCCAGCAACAGTCTGTGAGTGAACGCGAATGTAATCTTGATCAGTTACATCGTGCAAGAGATCAAGAGGCATTGAAAGGTTGTCATCTTCGCTGAAGCTTGCAGTCGTGTAAAGCGACGAGATGCTAGGAGCGTTATTGATTACTTCGCTGATCACAGGACCAACGAGTTCTGCAACAGTAGCCTTTGCCTCATAAGCAACGTCTCTATCCTTAGAGGCGATAGCTTTGATAAGTGCGATTTGATCTTCGGTTTTATCTAGTTTGATTTGCATTTTTAAAGTCTTTCTTGAGGTTTATTGGTTTAAGTTATACAGAGAATTTAAGCATTGCATATGGACCTGCAAGAGAGTCAGTTGACTGTTGAGATACACGAAGACCAGTTCCAAGAATGGTTCCAACCGTGTCGGCTTTCTGTTGAGCGGTAGCAGAAGCTGCGCTTACACCAGTGATTTGACCGTTAGCTGCAAGAACAGCAAGGTCGCCAACGTTAGGAGCAACTCCACCAGCAAGACCCCTGACGTTAACTTCAACGGTTCCGCGAGAAACGATAGGGTTAGCTTCTCCAGAGACAACGCACTGAAGCTCCTCTTTTTTCTGAGGATAGAAGTGAAGGCTTTCACCGTTTTCATCAATCTCACGAACGTCGCGAGTGATCATGCCGATAACAACTCCACCGTCTCCAGTTCCAGCAGCAGTTACCTTACGAGTAACTTCTGGATACTGAGAAGTGGCATTGCCAAGGCTATTTGCGAAAGCATCGGGACGATTAACGTAAGCAACAGGATCGTCCGATAGATTGGCGGCGAGAACTTTAACAAAAGTTCCAGCCTCTCCAGATGCAGCATCCAGAGCGAACATGTTGACTTCGCTTTTCGGGTCGAAGTTTCGGTTAGGAAGTAGTCGAGTAATTACTTGTGCCATGATGTTTTATTTTTTTTAAATACTTTGGGTTATTTAGTTTCAAGTTGAAGTCCAGCCTTTTTGAGCCTGTCGAAAAGATTTTCTTCAGTTGAATCGTCACCGTTGTTGTTTGTTACACAGGAATCGGAACTTTCGGAGGTTTCAATTTCATCTTCACCTTCTTTTTCCTCTTCGCCTTCTGCGTCGGCTTCTTCAGCTTCACCTTCGGCTTCTTCACCTTCGCCTTCTTCCTCAGAAGCTTTCGACTCTTCAATTTCGTCGTTCTTCTTTTCGGCTTTCTCTGCCGCTTCAACGGCTGCGATGGCTTCCTTTGTTTTGTCAGCAAAAAGAATTTTTGCTTCGGTTAAATAAGATTCGAAATCTTCGTCAGTTTCAATATCTTTGATTTGCTTGGCTACGATTGCCTCAACTTCTTCATTGAGTTCGAACACGCTTGCCATTGCTTCCATGCGTCCATTATACTTTTCAGCGGCTTTACGCATTTCCAAGTCAGACTTGAGAGCAATGAGAGACTCATTTGCAGAAGCAAGTTGCTTTTTAAGTTCTTCCATCTCCTTCTTGTAGTCTTCCTCCCTCTCTTTGGCAGCTTCGCTAGAAGATTTCCAATCTTTAGCAGCGTCCTCAAGAACGGTGGCAAATTTTTCGCCTACAGTAGAAGCGGTTGATTCGTTAATATCGAAAGAACCAATCTGGTCTTCGATGTGCTTTTTCAATTCGTTAAATTGCTCTTCGGTCATAATATCACTATTATCGTTTTTATCGTTTACAGGAGTTTCTTCGTTTTCGGAACTTTTTTTATTACTATTAGATGTTTTTTCTTGATCTTGTTTATTAACTAAATCTACTAAGGAATATACTCCTTTTACTTCGGCAGCGGGATTTTCGGTCAAAGCCGCTCCAACTGGAATTATCTTTCCATCAAACAATCTACTAACAGGCTCGCTTTTGTTACCGCCTTTTCCACCGCTTGATCTTAATTCCTTATCATACTTTTCATATCCAGCAGTTCCCTCTTCATAAACGTCGCATTCTGACAACAATTTACTACCAACACATACTTTATATTTTGAAAAGGCAATTTCCCAAGAAGAAGAATAAGCTTGATAAGAGGGGTCTTCTGGATCAGAAGCCTTCATAATCGCCTTAGACAAGTCTGGATATACATGTTTGTATATTACAGCGGCTACGGAAATAAAGAATGGGTCTTCCCTATCTAAAAAATCTTCAACTGAGTTTTCCAAGTAATCTGGTTCTTTATCGGTAAAACTTGCGTTTACAATGTGACCAACAATATCAGGCTTGAAATGTTCAATGTTTAAAGGCTTATGGATAAACTTTTTAATTATTTGAGCGGCACGAACAGTATCAATGCCATCTCCATTTGCGTTGAACTTATTTACAACACCTAAATTAAAAACAACCGGAAGAAGATCAAATGATTCACTTACATCTACTTCTTTTGGAAAAAGGCTACTAGCCTGAGACATAAAAGCTGCCTTTGATACTCCCATTTTATCAAAGTCAGAAGAATCAATGGCACGAATGATGCCTGTTAATTTAAATTTATTATTTGACATTATCTATTTTTGTAGAATGGTAAAGAAGAGCAGCGGCGTAGTCATCAAGTTGATGCTCTGCTGCAAGACTTAATACACTAGGATGAGTGCTTAAAGTTAAAAGTTTTGAGTTATTTAAAATAACTTCCTCTAAATCTTGCTCCCAATTTGCAGCATCAGAATTGATAATAACTGCACTACAAAGATCAGTTATAAGCTTTTTCTTTTCTTTATTGAAACGCTTAATTCCTAATTGCTTCTTATAGATGTCTTTAGCTACAGACTCAAGACCCTTGGCTGCTTCCACAACTTCCATCAAGGAAGAGTTAGAATAAGAAACTGTTCCCATTGGCCTACCACCGGAAGGAGCAGACACAGTTGCAGATTTCTTTTGGCTCATGCCCGTTGTCTTCTTTTTCTCGTTAGGAATCTTATTTATTGAAATAGCTTCAACATCTTCTGTATCTTCGCCCACATCTTCTTTTATCAATGCCTGACCACCAACGATAGGAACATAATATCCTTTTTCTCTGGCTTTCAGATATTTTCTCTGAGAAGCTTCCATTTCTTCAGCTTTCGGGAAATGACCTTTGTTAATGGTTTCCATTCCCTGCTCTGGAGTTAGAACGCCAAGCTCCATCATACGAGCAATAAGTCTTTGGGAACTTTCTTTTGCGATTGTCTCTTTTTTGTTAAAGACAGCTTTTGGAACTTCTCTAAAACCCATTTTTCTACAAACCTTGTTGATCTCAGGCTGTAGAAAGTCTTTTAGAAATCTTGATCTTGAATCTTCAAGTCTATCGAAAAATATTTGAACTTTTAGTTCTGTGTCAGAATACTTAGATTCTCCAAGAAGAATGTTTCCTAACCCCTCTTGAATATCTTTGTTGAGAACTTCATACTTCTCTTTGCCCATGACTTTTTTAAGATCAGGCTGCAAGAACTCACCCTTAGTGGTGTAGTCAGAAACAATAGCTCGACCGACGCTATTACTTTCAAGTAATTCACGCATTGCAGCCACGTTCTTATGATTGATTCCTCCTTTATCTGGCTCTGCGCCCATCGTGATAAGAAGAATAACATTTTCAATAGAGCGAGCCATAGCTTGATCTATCTTTTTAAGTTCTGCCTTTTTGTTTAGATCATCAAGAACAGAAAAGCCTAATGGCACTGCCAATGGTTCGTAATCTTGTTTTTTGTAAAATACAGGATGGAAAAGCTCTACGTCTAAGTCTAGTAGAATCTCTTGATTCAAAGTGTTGACCGCATTGTAAGACTCAATTTGCTTTTTGACCTTTTCAGAAAGTCCATCGTAAATCTTCTGAGCTTCTGGATCATCTTCTCTGTGCTTGAGTCTAGCGATTTCAAAAGGCGTAAGTGTTTTAGTATAAGCAAATGTGCCAAAAGCCAATTGATCTGCCACCTTGATGTCAGATGGATTTAAAAGAATATATTTTACTGGAACCTTCTCTTTGGCGGCATGAGAAGTAAGCCCAAAGTTAGTTATCGTTTTGGGCATGACATTTGCATCCAATTGGTAAAGATATACATTACCAGAACGATAATACTCTCTAAAAAATTGTTCTTTTAGATCGTGAATACGAATAAGATTTAACCAAGAATTAATAAATTTACGACTCGATGCGTTTCCACCTTTTAGATGAAGCTCTGCATCTGCAAATTCAGACAGAAGATCAATAGTGCTTCGGAAGACCGCAATGTTAAAGTAAGCTTTTTGACAAAGAAGAACAGCGTCAGAAACTCCAACGCAATCACGACTATAGTGAAAGGGAAGTAAGCCTTCATCAATATTAGCATACTTATCTCTTATTCCTCCAGTAGCAACAAGGTTTTTGCTTCTGCTTTTTCTTCTTCCACTTGGATTACTTAATCTACTAGCACTAGCGTTTGATTCCAAGTCTAGAAGCGGATCTCCAAATGTAAACGGCTCAAAATCTGTATTAACGTTCTCTACAGGCTGTGTAGGTGGAGGATTTTGCAGCTTTCCTTCTGATAAGTTGTTCCAGTATTCTAGATTACGTTTTTTGTAGGGACGCTTTGCCATGTCTATTCTTACACAAAAAGTCGCCAAAGTTAAAAAATTGTTGACTTTTATATCTTTCTTATTTGTATTTTATTAAAAGCAAAAAGAAAAAACAATTTAAAAGAATAGATATTATACTGAGTATTCACGGTCTTGATCTTCGGCTTGTGTAATACTTATAAATGAAAAACATTAGAATACACAAAGATATTGTTTTTAAAAAAGATTTCCAGCCCTTCCTTGAATACGCAAAAGACTACATTACAAAAAATGACGGACGATTAATTATTAGAAATGTAAAATATCTATCAGATGGCGGGAGACACAGCGGCTCTTGCGACGGAAAAGAAATAATCGTAGCTGGTAAATGCAGTAAATTCATGGAGGTTTTTGTGCATGAATTCGCCCATTTTACTCAAGCTGTAGACAAAGCGCCCTTATGGGAGAATGGTTCGGATGGAACTCACTTTTGGAATTGGCTCGCAAAAAAAGAAAGCAGCGACGGTATAAAGCTTTGGGATGAGCTTATTGATATAATACTCGTTGAAAGAGACTGCGAGCTACGGTCTTTAAAACTTATAAAAAAGTTTGATATTCCAATTTCCGTAAAGGATTATACTAAGTCGGCTAACTTATATTTATACTATTACCATTTTTGTTTCTTAAAAAGAAAATGGATGAGTAACTATACAGAGCTATACAAGTCAGAATTGTTTTTTAAAATGCCAGAAAAAATCATTCCAAAGTCAAAAATAAGTAACATTGACATGAATATGATGAAGCTGTTTGAAGAGGTTTTGGGTTAAGCTCTATCTGGCAAAGTAATTTATAATACCTTTGGTATAAATGTCTTCCAAGATAGTCTTGTCCCTGTAGTAAATAGTCTCTTCTTTATTTGATCCAAAATAAGGCTCTGTGATAACAGAAGGGCAATGAGTCTTTGAAAGAAATCCAGAACCTCTGTCGCTAGAAGTTTTGGGTTTGATACCCCTGTTCTTCATTTGCGGGGTCTTTTCTTCTTGAGCTTTTAGCAAAGAGTCCGCTAAAGCTTTGGATGATCTACTTGAGTGCCAGTAAAGATATTCATAACCAGCCGCGCTTGGAGAGGCACTATTAAAATGTAGTTCGATAGCTATGTCAGCATCATATTTTTTAACCTGATCCCCTATCCAAGACATAGCTGATCCATAACCGCTGCCTTCGTAATAATCAAAAACTTTACTTTCGATACCGTGAGATGATAATTTTTGGCTAAGATTGTGAGCGATTTGACCATTGTATGTGTGTTCTGAAACTCCGTCAGTATTAACCGCTCCGTTATCGCCACTTCTACTGTGACCGACACATATGGCTACCCTTTTTCCAGTAGGCTCAACTGGAACCTCAATAGGCTCCTCATCTTTTTGTTCTTTCATTTCTTTTAATAATGAATCTAATTTTACACCTTGCCAACCCAATGCTTTTTGAATATCCAAAAGCTGTTCGTATTGTTCATCGGAAATTCTCATCATAATAAATTACACATTAAATGATTCAGTATATGTGTAATTAATTGAAATGACAAGATTTTTATTTCTGGTATATTCAATTGTAGCATTATTTCTTTCTGGTTGCGGAGACACAAGAGAAAAGACTCCAGAGAACCCAATTACAAAAGAAGAATCAGTATCTGTTCAAAAGATAGTTTTTAAAAACATTTACAGAGATGTTCCAAAGTGGGAGGAAGACGCTAAAGCTGGTGTTATCGAAGGTTTTAACAAATCAAAGGGCGCTCATAGATACAAGACGTTCTTTGAGGAGTCTGATGATAGAAAAGGATTGAATGTCAGTTATTTCCCAAGAAGGTATGGTCCACGGTGGTCGCCTCATTACAAAGGTCAGACTTTGGGATACTTTCAGAAGGGCGGCGGCATCATACCTCCATCAGTGGGCATTACAGATATGTTTCAAAATGATCCTAAATCTTTGTCAGACATCGCCTCGCATGAAGCTGATCACTTTTTTGGTAGAGAACACACTAAAGATAAAATAGGCTGGAAGCCTTGGCCTACTGAAGCTGTAAAATAATCAAGCACCAAAAGGAGTGAAGGTGTCAAACGTCTTTACCTCTTCTGTTGTATTCATCGCGTCAAAATAAGTTTTGATAGCCCAATTTCCCAATACAAGCGCAGAATAATTATCTTTTCTTGGTTTGTTCGGTCCAGTTTGACGAGACATATGTGGCGGCAACCTAAAGGTTTGAGAGCCTTGAGGATTTGTCACCACTTCTACATTAGCACACTGTTGTTTCGTCTGTTCTATTTTAGAAACCTGATGATCTAAGAAATCAATTTTAGCAGCACCAGAAGATTGTTTTTTAACTCTTGTATCCCATTTTAAGTTTTCAATAGGAATATTTTTCTTCCGTTGTTTGTTAAAATTTTCATCATGTGCTGGAGCAGCAAATAATATTCTTTTATGATCAATATTCGCTTGAAGCAATTCATTTGCTTGTCTAATCCAATTAGAAGAAGGCTTCCTTAAAATACAATACTTGTGTTGGCTAGGAGCTAATTCTCTTTTGAAGGTATTTAAGTCTTTAACGTATGTCTCAGGTTTATCAAACTCACCTTCTGTTTCTACTGCACTAAGATGAATTTTACTATCTTTAAATAGCTCACTCTCGTTACAAGCAGAAACAAACTGAACGCCGCCAGCATAATCCAATACAACGCATTGAACATTAAAATTAGTTATTAGATAATGGAAATACTGAATATGTTTTTTCAACCCTGTTCCAGCAAGACCGTAAGCATGGACCAGACAGCCCTTCTGAGAGCTTTCGTCTAATTCGAATACTTCCATAGCAAAATCATCAGAGCCGCTGTCCTCAGACCAAGAGGGGTCAATTGCGATCACATACTTGCGGTCAGGGTTCCCCGCTATCTGAACAAAAGGTGCATCTCCGTCTGGAACTGTGCAAGCTGCCATTTTAGAAAGCTTAAAATATGAATCTGATTCTGATACAAATTGACCTCCATATTCTTTATTGAATACAGCCTCAGACATAGTTTGCTTTGCTACTTGAAGCTGATTTTTATCGTAAAGAGCCTTTGGCGCACAATCGTAACTCAATTGAAAGATAATCCTGTATGCATCTGCATCAAACTCTTCATCTGCATCAGTTCTAATATCAACACCTAAGATAGCATCTCTGTATTGACAATAAAGTTCATACATATACTCGAAAGTATAAGAAGGAGAAGAAAGCATGATAAGTTTGTTGTTGATCCATCTATACCTATCCTCCTCTTTCATTTTTCCATTGGCAATCAATTCGTCCTCTAAGGATGCCAAGTCTTCTCTCTCTGTTGGGTTGTCGATAACCCCAAGAAAAGGCAAAATGACTTCTTGAAAAATATTTTTTGGGATATTTAAAAACTCATCCAATAGTAGAACAGAAAAACGAAAACCCCTGAGTCGAGAACCGTCTGCTAAAGGTAGTGCCATAGCTTTGCTCATTCCACAACTCAAAGTCCATTGATCTGTTCCTTTCTGTAAAGTGAACATAGGAGATGCCATAGCAGCGGCGGGTTTTTTGAGTATGTCTTCGCATTTTTGCAATATAAACTTAGCTTGTCTAAAACCACTAGAAAGAACTCCAATATTTATGCCTTGTCTGAATATTAATTGAAGCATCACATAAATCGCAGCAGACCACGTTTTAGACATACCGCGAGACAATACAAACATCGAGAAATCACCAATCATCATGCCTTTAATAAGCATTGCTTGAAAAGGGAAAAGCTTCATCCCAATAATCATCTCTGATGCCAAGGAAATATTATTCCTTAAAAATTTACATAAAAGAACTTTAGCTTCGCCCTCTTGGATGAAACCTTTTTTCTCTAATATCTCTTCGTTTATAGCCCTCGCAGAATACTCCATGCGATGACCTTGAACTCCTTTACTCCAAGCCATGTCTTTGATCTAAAAAATATTGAAAATCGCAATCCCATAAAATAGGACCGTTAAATAATATACGCTTTGTTATATCGTTAGCTTCTTCTCTGCTATCGCAGAATACAATTTGACCGCTTTCTGGATAAGAAAGAAGAAAATCTCTTACGTTATGAAAGATATAATTTAGTTTGGAAGGATGCCTAGAAGTCTCATTTTCTTGTTCTATTTGCTTTATGCTGGCTTCTACAACTACAAAAAGATAAGAGTCAAACTGCTTTGCTCTTTCTGCTTCTTGTTTAAACCTTTGATACCCTTTTCCGAATGTTCCTTTGAAATCTTCTAAGCTCTTTCTGTCTACATAAGTTTTATTAAAAAAATTTCCAGAAGCAACGTAGTCGCCAAAATCTAATTTATTGATAATACTATTTTTAAATTTAAAAGGCTTTTGCTCTCTGGTGTCTACGAACACCGTCATTTCGTCTAGCCTCTTGTCTCTATCCCAAAAACTCTTAGGCAATTTTTCCGTATATATTTGCTTCAAATTAGATTGATCAGCAAAACAAGCACAAGATTCAAATAATTTTTTTATAACCTTAACACCAGAGAGGTTACTAAATTTAAAATAATTATCACAAGGAATAAAGTCTATGTTTTTATATTTAGCATGAGCTAAAAATTCTTCTAAATATACTTTACGAGATTCTGAAACTGGCGCAGAAGAATAATAAGCCTCTCTGTTTTCTGACGAATTGAAAAATGTAGAGAAGTATCTATCTTTGTTCTTGAACTTTATTAGAGATCCATCGTGCAAGTCCAAGCGAGGATAGTGTGTGTGGTAATATACCTCTTGACCTCCATGAACCTTAACGTGGGAATGAAGACCTCTTAGTGTTTTAAATGTAGCGCCACATTGTTTGCAAGTAACACTCATAAGAGTTCTTCTTTGCTTGTTCCAAATATACGAGCTTTGTATTCGTCTAAAGATTCTAATCTATCTGCCTCTTCTTCAACAAGCGACAGTCTTTGTTCTGCCATCATTACTAGCCTTTGTCTCTCCTCTTCATCTTGAAAGGCTTCTACTAAAGAAAGAATGTTTTGAGTGTTTGCGCCTTTTTTCTCTAGCTTTTTGGCTCTATCACCATTTAGTTTTTGAGTTAAGCTTTCGATTCTTTTTTCACAAGCGTTCAACTCTTCATTGGTTGCCTTAATATGTTCTGTAAGGCGCATATTGATGTCTTGACTTTCAAGCTCCTCGTTTTCAAGCATATCCGTAAAAATATCCATTCTGTTTTGAATGTGCTTGGCCCTTACAAAATTAGAACAAATCATCATGTAAAGGTTAAGTTCATCTGTAGTCAAATCTGGCTTATCCCATGTTGCCCTTACAAATTCTGATTCAAATAAATCCCTATCTGAATCTGTCTTGTATGCGTTTATTGTAGTAACTAATTTATGTATATTTAGATACTCAAGAAGCTTCTCTGTATTTTTTCTTTGTTTTGCAGTAAGCTGATCAGGATTCTCTCTTAAATCTGTCCCACACCATTTGTTGCACTTCCTAATAGCCATAGGATGAGATTTTGGTGAGTGCCATTTTCCGTCTGCTGTTTTGGCGCTTGAATCAATCACATCTGGTCTGAATTTTTCTAAAAATTCAATTACTGCCCTGTGATTTGCATCTAATGATTTAACGTCAGGTGTTTGAAATACAACTCTTGCAATCTCAAGAGGGGTCATTGACGAAGAAACTTGACTAGACATTAAAACAGACTTTTGACTGTCCGTTAACTCTACGTTAGTTTTCTTTGTGCTTTTAGTTGTATTATACTCCATTCCCTCTGAAACAAGGAAATCTCTGACCGCACGACCCTCTTGCGATCTACCGTCAAGGTCTTCGTTTTTAAAAACGTTTTTGGTAATCTCAATCAGGTCTTGAGTGACTTTAAAAGTATTTCTAATAGCCTCCCTTTGCTCTGCTGTTAGCTCAATCATTATTCAATAACATCTTCAGAATCAAGTATTTCACGGGCTAGTTCAGCAAACCTCTTTTTCAGATTATCTAATTGCTTATACCGCTTTTTCTTTTTTGCGCTTTCTGGCTTAAAACCCATTTTAGAAGCAACTTCATCGTCAGACTTCTTTTCTAGAAACAACATCGTGTAGACCTCTTTGTGTCTTTCGTTGTTCAATCGTTCTAACAGTATGTAGTGTAGTTTATCTGCGCTTTTTTCATAATCGAATTGATCATATAGCTCTGTGGAAGCTGTTATGACCCTTCCTTCTAATGGTAGAGGCAGCTTAACATCGTAAACTTTTTTCTTCTTTTTCAGCCACTTGGCATAATCTGGACACGAATCGTCTTGTTGCTTTGATCTTGTAAACGCACATCCGTCTTCAGAAACATAATGCTTACATCTCAAACATGGTTTAGAAAAAGTAAGGTAATGATTCCTTATTAAATTTCTAATTTGATTCTGAACGACCTGTCTGCACCAAGGTTTAAAGGGTCTTTCTTGTTTCCATAAATCCCATTTTTCATTGATGTGAATACGGATTATCTGTTTTACATCATCGTAATCAAACCATTGAATAGCATCTAATTGCCATTTACTCCTATTTATGTCGAGAAGCTGATCAATCTCTTCGATCTTATCTTCGAAGCTTTCTCGCATGTTATCACTTGCCTATTTCCCTACTTTTAGTTACCCTACCAAATTCTTTCATGGTAGATTTAACTACATCTTTCCCCTTAAAACCTTTGGGGCGATGATGCCGCACAGAGGGTGCATCAGATCCAGCAATGGACCCGAATGTAGGAAAGCCAGAGTTGTCTACTTGAGTAGACCAGCCTTGAGATAATTTATCTTTGTTTAATTTAGGCATTTGCTCAGATTCTTCTAAAACCTCTTCTTCAGAAGAATTAGCTCTAGAGACGATAGCACCGCCTACGTTAAAAGGTTGCCCACATCCAGCGCAGAATTTAGGCTTAACGCTCTCAAACAAGTTTTTATGTCCACACTGGACGCAAAATTCGTGCATCATTACAAAATTTTGGTTACACGTAATTATAAATGTCTGGAAACATTATTACAATTAAATAATTTCTTCTATCTGATCCAATAGAAAAGAAATAACCTCGTCTCTTTGAATATCTCCTTTGTCAAAAGCTAAATGATAAACACCGTTTTCCTTAGATTCCTCGCTATCGAAAAGCTTACATAACTGAGAAAAGCCAGAATTTTTAATATCGCTTTGAAAAGCGTCTCCACAAATAAAAAGCCTTGTCCCTTTATTCATTCTGGTAAGAACCGTGATTAATTCTTTCATCGTTGCGTTCTGCATTTCATCAGCTATTACAACGCGCTGTTTCCAATCCTGACCCCTGATAAAGTTGACAGGAGAGCCAAGTAAAGCATTACTTCTTTTAAGTCTTTGTTTATCTGATGCTTGTAGCATCTCATCGACTTTTTCTTCTAAAGGAGCTAGATAAGGACTGAATTTCTCATCCTCGCCGCCTTTGAGGTATCCCAAACTTCGTTCGGCAGATTCTACGACAGTTCTTAAATAAAGAATGTCAGAGCAATCTCCATCCGACCATAAAGATAAAGCTGTATAGATTGAAAGAAAAGATTTAGAAGAACCCGCTGGACCCGAAAGGAATACCACTTTTGTTTTTGGGTCTGACATGATTTTAAAAAATTCATGCTGCTTTTTTGTGAGTTCTATGTGCCTCATGTTGAGGCCCGACCTAGAGGTTGATTTCTGAGGCATACATATTAAATTACACTTTTTAATTGACTTCCAGATAAAAGTAATGTATCATTTTTATATGATTTCTTTTCGTAGAACAAAAGAGGAACAGATTACTTTGACAGAGGAAGATGCTCGCCACGTAGCCTGTGATTACTTGCGTCAAAAATTCTTTCCAGAACTTACAATGGGTGACGTTTGGACAGAGGTTTACATCGAAAATGATGAGATGTGCGAAGCAAGCATACACCCCCATAAAGAAGAACGCCTTTATGCAAAAACAAAAAGGGTTCTCTCAGAAAAAGACAAGTTTATCTGGAATCTTATTGAGGATCTAGAAAGAAAATATTCAGATCGCTCTTGATGATTACTGTCCGTCAGTGAACTCTCTCATACTAAGCTCTTTAGCAGAAAGGGGTCTAGCGTCTTCGTCCAAAGTGATAGATCCATCTTCTTGGACGGTATAAGGGAACATGAGGTCTAGGTAATCAGCGACTTCTCTGCTAGAAGTAATTCCTTCTTTTTGTGACTCCAGAAACTGCAAAAGCTCATTAGATTTAGCGAAAAGCTCAGAAGCGTCTGTTCCAATCTTGTTGAGAATCTTTTTTGTATCATCCCATCTTTTTCTAGGGAAAGTTCCTTCCATTCCCCAAAGAGATGTCATCGTAATTTGCCAATTTATCAAATTAGATCGAAAGATGTCAGATGGAGCTTCAAGTAACTGAACGGCTCTTTTTGAGGTTTCTGCTTGTGTTTTCTGCTGATTCTTGGATTTCTTCAAATCTTCGTCGTTATCGTCTAATAAACTCATAATATCTGTATTTTCTTACACTATGTTGATCTTGATTGGGTAATTTTTAATATATTAAGATTTAACACAAGTAACGTCTACTGTGGCTACCCACTTGATTGTTTTACTTGTCTGACCTGTAACTTTGGCTACCAAAGCGTCATTAGTGTCATCTGCTTCTAGTGTGAAAGCCCAAGTATTAGCACCTGTAGTCTTTTTGTGAAAGTTCTCAGTTACAGTCTCTATCAAAGCTGTCGTAGCACCGTTTCTATGTATGCCGCCTTGTATTTCGAAAACGCAAGAATCTGTGCCATCCCTAGCTGCAAGTGTAGCTACGAAAATCCAAGTTTCTCCAGCGTTCAAAGTCATTCTCTGCGTTGCGCTAGAACCATCAAGAAACAATTCTGTCTGAGTATTATTTGAAGTTGTGTTAGCAACAACAAATTTTGCAAATTGAGCTTCTCCAAGTCCAAAAC